ACGACGGGTGTTGCTTGTGTAAATCTCAGCCGAAAGTTTGTAGGAATAGAGAAAGAACGGCAGTATTTCGACATTGCGTGCCGCCGCATAGAGCATGCCCAGGCCCAAGGCACGCTACTACCGCACGAACCTGCGCGCGAATGTGTGCAAGCGGGGCTGTTGTGAAACCTAACCAACCCTTTACGGGATGGCGATTGACAGTAGCTGCTGGCCTTTAGCGCCGGTTCGCGTAATACTGACATTTCAGCCATCCCACCCTTTTATGAGGCTGTTAGCGCAGGCTGATGCGCAACTGAAAATCCGACCGACAAGGAATCTTGCGCAGTGTCGTATGCCCATGTCAGCCAGGGCTATCGGTAGCTAAAAGCGGCGGCGCTGTGTTACCTGCCGCCAGTTGATTTGACAAATCAAGCCGGGGATCAGTACCGGCCAGCCTCACCATTTACGAGAGTAGCCGGGTAGTGACCGGCAGCGCCTAGAAGATTGCAAAGCGCGTCGGGCAGCTTACCGCACAAGCCAGAGATTCACTACTGGCACTCTCACCCTTTTGATGCGACTACATGACGGGATATGCCCCCTCGGAAAGGGGCCAATGGGCGCAAGCCCTGCAAGTTGAACGTAGCCTAGTCGCATCAATTCTTTCCAGCCGCATCAACGCGGCTTTTTTTCGCCTGTAACTTCAGAAGAGGTAAATCATGAGCAATATGTCTTTGTACGAGCGTGCTTATGCGCTCGCAGTTGTGCGCAATCCGCACCTGACAGCAGATCAGTGGGAAGCAATCGCAGCGGCTGCGGTGAAGGGCGCGAAATGAGCGCAATTCAGATCAAACATCGCTACACAGCAGCGGTGATTTTTGAGGGTGAATCTGGCATGACGATGCGCCAGACGCTTGAGAAAGCGACGGCCACAAAAACCGACTTGAGCTATGCCGACTTGGGCTCAGCCGACTTGCGCTCAGCCGACTTGAGCTCAGCCAACTTGCGCTTTGTCAACTTGAGCTCTGCCGACTTGCGCTATGCCGACTTGAGCTCTGCCAACTTGCGCTTTGTCAACTTGAGCTATGCCGACTTGCGCTCTGCCGACTTGAGCTCTGCCAACTTGCGCTCAGCCGACTTGAGCTCAGCCAACTTGCGCTATGCCGACTTGAGCTCTGCCAACTTGCGCTTTGTCAACTTGAGCTCTGCCGACTTGCGCTATGCCGACTTGAGCTCTGCCGACTTGAGCTCAGCCGACTTGAGCTCAGCCAACTTGAGCTCTGCCGACTTTAGCTATGCCGACTTGCGCTCTGCCGACTTGAGCTCTGCCAACTTGCGCTTTGTCAACTTGAGCTCTGCCGACTTGCGCTATGCCGACTTGAGCTCTGCCGACTTGAGCGGGAAAAAACTCGTTGGTGATCGTCCGTTTTTTTCCATCGGACCAATTGGGTCGCGTAGCGACTACATACAAGCGTGGGTAACTGACTCTGGATTGATGATCAGAGCGGGTTGCTTTTTCGGAACAAAAGCAGAGTTTGAGTCAAAACTCATTGCAGAGCATGGCGACAACGTGTATTCCAAGGAATACCTCGCAGCCCTTGTTTTGATCGATAAGCATGCAGATTTGTGGACCCCAGCCGTTGAGGCTGACGACAAAGCGGATGTGGTGGCGAAATGAACAGCATTCACCCAGTGATGTTCAAGGCACTTGCGCCATTCACGGATGGCATGGCCCCATACCCAACTGCTGTCGCAAAGGCGCTGACCACCAACCACCCAAACGAGCCGACACGCATCAGCACCGGCCTGTATGCGTACCAGTACACACACGCATCCGGTTTGGTGCTTGACTGCCACCTGGAATACACCAAGGCCGAGCCAGCGTCGAATGACAGTCCAGGTGAGCCCGAGTCACTCGAGCTGATTCACGCTTTGGTAAACGGCGTTGACGTTTCAGAGGTTCTCAGCGAGGACTTTCGCGGATGCATTGAGGTAGAAGCCAGCGATTCGATGACCATGGACAAATGGGACAGCGACTATGACAAGGGCGAAGAACGCGAACTTGATCGGGAGGCAGCATGACAACAATCAACTCAACTACACGGCGCTACCCAAGGACGTTGCAACAGGCATTTCCGTCCGGCACGGCTTACGCAAATGCCGTCGAGCATCACCGTAGCAACGATCACTCAGGAATTGCCATTGTTCTCATTTGCGGCGTGATTCTCGCGGTGACGATTGTTTCACTTTGGGTAAGGGGGTCGATGTGAAAGACATTCCAGCTTTTCCGGTCGTTCAAGAATGTGGTGAAAACGACCCAGATCTGAACGGCATCACGATCAGAGATTATTTTGCAGCAATAGCTATGCACGCTCTGTTGCGTAATGAACCTCCACCTCCACACGAAACCGACATGCGTTATCGAGAGTGGGCTGATGACGCTTACCAAATGGCATCAGCAATGTTGAAAGCGAGACGGCCATGACAGACCAGGAAATTTGGAATCACTTTTACCTGAACGGCTGCACAGCACAGCGCGAGGATGACGACGATGAATCTGATTTGTCGCTGGCTGAGTCGGTGTTTCTTTGGGCTGGATTCACGCTGGTTTTTTTGTTGATGGTGGCCTGCGCTGCGCTAACTATGGGGATTTATTCATGAGCAACTTGCGCCATCTTCGGTTTGAGTATTGGCTGAATCGACGTATTCATGGCCCTGTTTTGTCAGCAATTCTTGCCGCGAGACGGGTGTTTTCACCGCTACCTTTCTGAGGTCATCATGAGCATAGCGACACTAATTCTTGGCGCTAGTGGAAGCGGCAAATCAACCAGCTTGCGCCATCTTGATCCATCTAAAACACTGCTAATTCAGTGCATAAAAAAGCCGCTCCCATTCAAGGCGACAGGATGGAAAACACGAATCACACTCAAATCTGAAGGCAATGTGATTCAGACCAGCGACCCGGCGATTATTGAGCGGTGCTTACGACAGTCTCACGCTGAAATTGTAGTGATTGATGACTACCAAGCCGTGATGGTAAATGAGCTTTTAGCGCGTTCAAGTGAGAAGGGTTACGACAAGTTCACCGACATTGCGAAGAACGCTTGGAACGTGTTTAACGCTGCTGGCGACCTTGCAGAACATCGCCGTGTGTACATATTGGCTCACACAAACACTGATGAATTCGGGCAGACGCGAATGAAAACCGTTGGCAAGATGGTTGATCAGACCCTTGTCCCAGAAGGCTACTTTACTATTGTTCTGCGAACCGAAGTTGTGAACGGAAATTACCAGTTTGCAACACAAACCAACGGGCAAGATTGCTGCAAGTCGCCTATATCAATGTTTGCAGACAAACACATACCAAACGATTTAGCAGCCGTTGATGACTGCATCCAAGAATTTTACCAACTCACTCAACCAGCTTAATTAAGCATTTTTTTAGGAAACCACCATGTACAACTTAGACGTAGCCAGCGCACGCAAAGCAGATTCAACAGGCCAGAGCATCAAAGAGATTGGCAAATATATCGGCGAATTCACGCAAGCCAAAGCATTGAAGTCAAAAAACACGGGCGCTGTCGGTGTTGAATTCGCCTTCAAAAGTCAGTCAGGGCAAAAAGCCAATTTGAGCATTTACACCATGAGTGCGAAAGGCGATCTGTACCAGGGCTATGACGCACTTATGGCCATCATGACCTGCATGGGTTTGCGTAGCATCAAGCCAATTCACGGCATTGCAACCAAGTACGACTTTGCCACCAAAAAAGAAGTGCAAGAGGAATGCGAGATTTTTCCTGACTTGTGCAAGCCTATCGGCGTGCTTCTTGAGACAGAAGACTACCTTAAACAGACCGGCGAAACAGGCACGCGAATGGTGCTGAAAAACGTGTTTCGGGCATCAGACGAATTCACGGCAAGCGAGATTCTTGACCGCAAAACATCGCCGGAATTGCTGCCAAAGTTTGTCGCCGGATTGCGCCACAGGCCAATCAAAGGAGTGAAGTCGGCGCAGACAAATAGTCACCAGCAATCGCCTATGCCTCCTAGCGG